ACTTTTTTACCGACTTCTTTACCCCCGTCCATATATATTCATATAATATTATAATTTTTCAAAACATTGAAAAAATTTTACTGGCCATTGCATCTTGCTTTTTGTTCAGATTTTGATAGGCCCAACCAGCGCCGACGTGTTTTTCTTCCAAAACGCGTGCTGTGTTGTGTTCGCGGTTCTCCATAAAAGGAATAACTGCTACCACCACTCACGTATTTGGGAACAAACTTATACGTTTCGCAGAATGACTCAATCTTCTCGTCTGTGTCCAACTCACCCGCAACCAATTCATCCCAAACTTCGTTTGTAAGAAGCCGGTCTGGTTTTGTAATGTAGAGCTTTGAACACATGTAATAGAATGACGGTAATTTGTCGAATTTTCGACCTTTGACGTAATCAACAATCGCCTTTCGAAAATCTTCGTCATTCGATTTAAACAATGTGAAGTTTCTAGGACATACCGCAACCTGTAATCCAAAAGGGATATGCGGAAGTTTCAAAAAGTCATTCTGATTGATGAACAAGTCATATAATGAACAAAACAATTCGATTTCAATTGGAAATCCAACAATTTCTTGAAGAATTCCTTTGAATATCTCATTCTGGTCAAGTTGTTCGTCTTCATTCAAACGAACGCCGGTTGGATAAAAGGATCCATCTACGGTTATTAACTTCCAACCGATGAGGTTCCGATATCCAAGCAACCTCATTTTTCCATCATTTTTGGATTGGTCATCTTTATTCAAGTTGAGAAGTTTCATCGCAACCTGAATAAGTTCAAGATGTTTCTTGATTTCAACTGGTAATTTGACACCCGAAATCTCCAACAGTTTCTTAATCTTCGAAAGATAAGAGATGTGCATGAGAAGTGGGTTTTGAGCGGATGTTTCACAAACACACGCAGATAAAACAGTGAAAATAAGAGCATTTAGAATGCTCATCTTGTCGTGAGGAAACTCGGTTGATGGGCCACATAAAGTTGCACAAGTAGTCGAGTTCTTTAATCTCCATTGGATTTCTTCCTCAATTTGAGGCTTGAACTCTTGAAGAAATGATACTGACAACATACGGAGGGCGAAACAGAAGTAGAAAAGATTGGGGTCGCCAACCTTCTTTCCATTGAACAAAAGCTTAGCAATCGCAGAATTGTTAAATTTTACGATACTCACTTTTTGTTCATCCGTTGCTTTTTTCGGAAATATAAGGAATGCTGTATCACGCATTTGGGCTCTTGTTAGAGGATGTGAAAGATTCAATCCACTTGATTGTGAATGTTGAACCATTCCAAAAAAACCATCCAATCCAATTGGAGTCATAAAGATTCCATCATTAATACCGAACAACAATGGAAATTTCCTCATCTGGGAAATATTTCCTGATGGGAGTAGTGAATCACCTTTCACAATTGGAACACTCGCAATTGTAAGTTCTCCAGAAATAGGGTCCTCAAAATCAAATGAAAGACTTTTCAAAATGGGGTCCTGAAAATTACATTGATCCTCCATTGCGCAAGTAGCAATATTGACTTCTTCCGCAACACTTGCGTTCGCAACAGCCAAACCAGAAACGCCACCCCCCGAATTGTGTAATCCGGAGTTAATTCCGAAATCAAGCAATCTGTGTGTAATGTCGCTTTCAGTTTGAATAAGAATCAGAAGTGGGTTTCCATCCGTCGCTTTTTTCAAGTGAAAATCAGAACTCATCTTCTTGACGCATCTCTCCAAGACAGAAATCGATAGATTTTCTTTTCCGGTCTCAGCAACAAATTCATTAAGAGTTGGATTTCCTGCTGGGGGAGCTCTGTCCAGCTCTTCTTGAAATTTGCGCATAAGTCGCTTAATTTCGGAGCGAAGTTCTACAACAATACGGTCAGTTGAAGAACAACCAAGCGCAAGATTATGAATAGACCTTCTAAGTTCAGGCGTGAAATCAGAAAGATTCTCCATATCACGAAGTTTGTCAAACAATTTGAAAAAGTTTTCCTCTTCTCGTGATTTCAGAGAACCATTCTGTTCATATATTTCCAATACAAATGGACAATCGTATTTTGTAAAAGCAGAAACAATCGATTTGTCAATTGCACCGCCAGTATTAATCAAAATGACTTGAATTTGCTTGAATTTACATCCAAAAGGAAATCGTGAATTCATTGATTGACAGAAACTTTGAGCACTCGATGAAGGAATTTGTCCATCAGACACCATAATAATCGTGTCCTTTTCACCAAAATCGTTTGGTATATGTGGAACTGAATGTATAGGGTCAGTTGCTCGATATCCTTTTCTTGAAGTAATCCAGTCATCCATTTGAGAACGTGAGCAAAGTTGTGCTATACTATCCCATTGAACATATACACTTGTTTTATCATTACTTCCAGAAATAATCTCTTTAAGATTTTTAAAGTAGTTGGTATCACCTTGAACTGATGTAGAACTATCCATAAGAAAACATTTTCTTCCTTCTGGTTCCAGAACCTTTGGAGGTTCAACAATCTGACAAGGAAGTCCTTTAATCGCACTGATAATTCTGTTTTCTTGAATCTTGTTCAGTCCGGCGCTTGAAATAATTCCACGTGCATCTTGTTCAGATACGCAACGTAAGTCATCAAGACACGAAACTCCTTTATCGAATAACTTCATAGCAATTCCTTGGCATGTTTCTTTTAAACCAACGCCAATTGAAAATAAAGCATCGTCCAAATCTAAACCGGTCAGGTCTGGATTTTGTGTTTGTTTTTGTGTTTGTGTTTTAAATAAATTAAACATTTTATACTTATTTAATCACTAAAAATAAATCTATAATTTCTTTCAATTTTTATAAATCTATTACACCGACCGAAAAGAAAAATAATACAAAATAAATGGCTTAAAGAAAATAATATTACATATATTAGTTGAGAAGAACAGATAAAAAGACGACGTCTTTTTATCTCTTGAGTCTTAAAAACTCCGTTTTTAAGACTGAACCTATATTTATTACTAAGCCTTTTCTTGCATTAGGGGTAATATTTTTAGTGGTTTAAAATTATAATCTTCTATGATACTCCCTTATTATTTCATATTGTAAATTATTAACATTGCGCTTACATAAACGTATATTAGTAGGATTTAAATTCCAAGATTTCTAATATATGATGAAATAATATTGTATAATAAAAGTTTTCAACCGCTATAAAAAGCTGTCAAATGAAAATAAGCCCTGACAGAGGGTGCATTTACATCACCGGATAGAATAGTTTTACATTTTTCTGTCTCATTTTTCTTTTCAGTCGGTGTAATTACCATATTTATCACTATAATAACTTACAAAATTCAGTATAAGTTGAAAAATAGTATATTTCCAATCAAAATGAACTTTATAATTCAAATCATATGCATCCCATATCTTTTTCTCATCGCTGAACCCTAATGTTCCCAAAAACCACAAATACATTTTAATAGAGCGCTCCCTCTTTTTTTTATCGCGAATATGTATTCCCCAATTCTTTTGATTATCAGTCCCCCCATAAACTTGAATAATTAGTGGTAATTTATAAGAATACATTTTCAAATAATTATTTGTCAAAATATCAACATCAATCGCAGTATTCATTTTTGGCGTGAGCAAATTATACAATTTCTGAATCCCGACATGATTATAAATAATTGCATGCGCTCCCAATTTTATTTCGACCTCTTTAAAATTTTCCAGCATTGCGCCTGTTCTCCAAAGAACGCTCCCCAATAATAAAGCCTCCGGTTCATGAACTGTTAAAAATGATTGAATATCGCGCATTACATCCTTATCCCCCAATTTCGGGCTAATTATGAAGTCCTCTTCCAATACTAAAATCCGCCGGTAATTATTCTGGATTGCATTCGTCAAGAAAGTGTAATTGCTATCAACTAAATCGGCGATTGTATCTTGTCGCGCAATCGATTTCCGACAACGCTTAAATCCTGCGTTCTTTTGAAGAAGAATCTTCTGACCCAGTGGGTATTTTGCGAGTTGGTCTCTGACGCGCGCCTCATACTTCGAATTATTCATAATCATAACGTAGACACAATCAATCATTGGAAACATCGCCCGACCACTTTTTAATACTTCATATGTATAACAATAATCATTCATTTATTGTTATATAATAAAATTATTTTATTTATCCTCTTGGAATAACACGAGAATCCAATTTCTCCATATTCTGCTCAACCTGCGTAACCTCAAATGTATAAGAAATCTGCTTCTTCGCCTGAATATAGAAAGCCTCATAAGCCCGATAAAAGCCATACGGTGGGGACCTCAAATAGTCCGGTATATTCTCGAATGGATATAACACCTGAAAAGTGAGTTGCTCCGTAAGTTCTCCACCGACGCGCTGTCCATTTTGAGCAAGGAAACAGAGGCGGTCCTGATCGTTATTACCGTATTTACGGACCTTTACGAACCCTTTCGCTGTAATAGGGCTCGTCGGGTCAAATTCCATTCTCGGTTTCAGTTTAACATAAATTCCACTCGTGTCAATATTCTCAATGTCGAAAATATACTTAGAGTTGATAACAATCAAATCCCCGACTGTCAAAAATGGCCGGATATCCAACCTCTTTTCGACCCCATCATACATCATATAAAAATAAACGACTGGATATGTTCCAAAATTAATATAGATATCGTCATTCAATTTAATATAGTTTGATACAGGGTCGCAAGCAAATATACTATAAAACAATATACGGTCGCCCGGAAAATTCCCTGTCGCACATATCTTCTGACCACCATATGACGGATCCTCCGCGATAACAGTAATCTTCGTCAAATGACTACCCGCTGGTAGGGGACAATAGCGGTCCCCCACTACCTCTTCGCCCTGCTCAATTGACTTAATATAGACCTTATCAATACCAACATTCAACAACTGGTTAAACCGCGTAACCAATCGGAGTGTCATCTGCGATAATTTCGCGAGTGTCGTCGGGTAAAATGTTTTCCCCTCATAGGAAACCGTCTTCAAACCGACGAACTTCTTCGTAACTCCATATAATTTATCGTAGTTCAACTTGGCTAACGCCCTTCTCGAAGCAAAGCTCGTCCCATCATAGGCCCCATCAATCTCATCCACAACCAAGAAATAATATGGCTCATCCAAGACATCCACATTGATTCCATAATTATCTTGATATATCGGTCCATATGGATATGATGGAAACTGATTGGGGACCAGCTTGTTCTGATCAATTTTGGGACCATTGAAATCATAGGGGGGCGAACCTCCTACATAAATCGTATCCAGAGGAATTTGCGCATCCAAACACTTCAACTCCACAATATTCTCATAAATATTCTCCAATTTTGCTCCTTTCCCACCTACATTCTGATAAACAACAGCCTGCTTATAAATAACGACACCATTCGCATTCAAATACGATGGGACTTCCACGACCTCATCGGGTTGCTCAAATCGGACCTGAAAATTCGTCGGGAATGGATAAATCTCCAAATCACGTTGAAGACTATCCACCGTAATATAATATTTGCGCGTCTGATAGTTCATCTTTTCGGGGGGAATGAGCCCGTAATTCAAATATGCATTGTTACTCAGTTGATTACTCAATATCAGCTCCTTCTCTGCATTCCGGCGGTTCTCTTCTGCAATACGTTCCGGCTTCTCATTCACTAAAAAAGTCTCCATAATAGGTTTCTCACCGGAAACGGCTGAATCATAATTTCTTACGGCGCTTGGAGACATCTGTGATGGGGCGGTCAACCGCTTTCCAATGACATCCTCCACCTTATTAGAAGCGTCTTGTGGTCTATCGAGCTTCCCGTCTTGCTTATACTGGGTCCGCAATTTGGAGAAACGGTCGGATACGTCGTTGTTCTCGAACTCGCGGGTCGTGTTCTCACCTCGCAAATTTGCGGTTGATTTGAATAGTGATGCGAGTGTATCCCCTCCTTCGGAGTCCTCTAAATTATTAGCGGGACTGAGATTTGAGAAAAAGCTGGGATTATTAGAGGGGCCGTCATCACGAATAAAGTTCTGGCGCTGGTTTCCGATGGGCTTTCCTTCCATAAAACGAGTGGCACCAATATCGGGCTCAATTTCTCGGACGGTCTCTTTTGTCATTAGCAATTGATTCTCATATGTCGTATCCCGATTTTGATAATTATTTCCACTGTAAATATTTTTCTGGTTGGGGACAGTGGGAGCATAATTCTGGGACGGGTCAGGCCTGATGGATTGTCCCTCGCGCTCACGCTCTTTCTTCAAGCGCTCGAAAGCATCCATTGGATTATCGTCTGGCTTAAATATCGCATTTTGCGTTTTATTCAGGGATCCCTCTTGTATATTTCGGACGACTTGCGGAAGAACTAACTCGACCGTTTTTTTATTGAGGGCCTGACCAACTTGTCTTGGATTTTTATCGAATTTTTCTTTGTTTTTCTCGAATAATTTACCCATTACTTTTTGAATATCTTCTAAATAATACCCTTCTATATTTACTCCATACTGTTGCTTAATGCTGTTATATATAACAGAAGCAACTGAATAAACATTTTCTTGATTTAAATAAGACATATTATTATAATATAATATTACAAAGTTTTTTAAACTAAGAAATTTTGATTTGATTTATAAAAATAAAAATTTATTTTATTTTAATTTATTAAAAACGGCGGTCAAGCCAGTTTCCCTGACATCCCTTATTGCAAAATGAACTTTCGCTGTCACAAATAGCAGAAAACCTCTCGCCACATCCACCACACACCCGCATCTCATAAAAAATACCGTTCACTTCCAGATGACAATTTATACGTTGGGACTGAACAATCGGTATTTGGAATTCTTGTTTCGCAAAATGAACAGATACCATAGCATGATGTTCTGGACAGGCTCTAATGAAATTACAACCATACTGTCTAAAAAGTTCTGTATTGCTTATTACATGACCATAAAATTCGGGCTTTTTGCAGAGAACGCATTTCTTTGACAAAGACCATATTGGATGTTGAAAACATTCATACCTATTTTGCGGAAGAATTGACAAATCAATCTGCTGTTCAACCACAGGTTGTTTTTCCACAGCTGAAACAGAACATTCTTCTTCTACGTTAGACGCAAAACCACCAGCCGGTAGTTCATTTCCAACGTAGAAATCGCCAGTTGGAAGGATTCCAGTGTAGATAACTGATGATGCGTTTGGCATAGTTGTTTCTTCTTGTTCTTGAAGATGAGACATCTTGAAGCTTCTAAATCATAAAAAATGTTGTGTTTTTACCATCAATTTTTAAACTCGCTCTTGAATATATATGTAATAACCTTCTGATATTCTATCACGAAGGAATTTACCAGCATCCAGCGCTGTCATATTGATCGCATATTCAATAAATTCTGGGTCTTTCTCTTCTTGCTTCTCTTTCTTCTCACCGTGTTCAATTTCCATCATACGCTCCCCGTCGCCCCCAATCCATTCAAACTCATAAACAGAGAAATCATCTCCAGTCTGACTATTATCCAATACGACATAATAGCATATGTTATAACAACGTAGAATATACATTGTTAAAACACACTCCACTGGAATCAAATCAAATCTCCCTTTGAAAATTTCACTCATAAATGGAGCAACAAGCCAATTATGACCATAGAATGTAAAACTCGGGAGCATTGTTGGAATATCAACAAAATCTTCTTCATCATGACTGACTTCTTCTGCTTCATCTTCTCTTTTAGAAATGTTTTCCTTAATTTTTTTTAGAAGGCTCATTTTTATAACTTATAGAAATGAAACTATTTTTAAATCATTTTTTCTTAGAGCAACTCTTCTTCATCCCGAATGCATTCATATTTAACACTATTATTTTTGACCTCATCTTCAGCTTTCATATTCAGTATTTTAAAATAGGGGATTTTAGTTTCCTTTTCCAGCTTTTTTATTACTGAATGAGGATAGTGTATTTTAATATATCCATTTAAGTATTTTTCAGAGATATTGTATCCAGAATTCTGAAATTTTTTAAATTGCGTCATATTAACATTCATGAAATATAAAATATCTGGGATTGATTTTTCTAATACCTTCTCATCAATTTCAATAACAACGCTATTAACAATATTATAGGTTTCATTTATTCCTCCAACGACAATATATAGTGATTCATCAAACACATCATTCTCAACTTTATCAACGTATTTAATCGTTTTATTTATGACATTATCGCCCAGTTTTTTGATAAAATCAAAAGCCGAATATCGTAAAGTGTCGCCCATTATATAAACATTATGAATTTCATTTTTGGAAATCATACTATACGCATAATATGGAATATAACTTTCATTAATTCCGTTTAATGTAAAATAATCAAACTGTCCAAATTTAATAATTGTCATTTTTTCATAGGGATTCTTTGGGCAATCTGATAAAAATCCGCTGATACGTGGGTTTTCTGTGTTGTCAATTTCATATAATTTAAAGGCCCCTCCAACAAGATATTGTAATAATTTATAATCAACGTCAATCTTATTCTCAAATATTATATTTGTCATATTAACAACATCTTTCCGAATAAGTGATATTTTATCAACACAAGAATAATTCATCAATATTCCAAATTTTTCATAAAATTGCTGGACCGCATTATACTCCTTGAAATTCTTAATTGTTTTCTTTTTAGTCTCTTCTAAATCTTTTTTGATCAGATGTGCGATTGGTATATCTTTATTATAAACATTCGTTTTTTTTAATGGATTACATATAAATTGCGAAGAATTTCCGAAAAAGAATAATTCAGATAATCCATCTATTTTATTAATAAAACGTAAAATATCACTTGGATAAACATATGATTCATAAAATTCATTCGATACTAAATTATGTAATGGAACAATCTTAATTTTTGAATCGAGTGTCCCATTTAATATAAATGGGGTTGGTGTAATAATATAAATATTTCCAATACCTTTTACGGAAGACCGCGTTTTCTCTAAATTAATAAAAAAATCGTAATTACTATTCCTCTCTTTTTTTAGTTCTGCGCGTATCATTCTCTGGATTGTTTTATTCATCTCAATTTTATGTAGAATAGTCTTTGTTTCTATTTCATCTTTTATTTTTTTAGAATAATGTATATCGTTGTAATCAATATAAAAATAAACTAAATCTATTTTTTCATTCTTTATTGCTTGTATATTGAATTTTTTATAAATTTCATCAATATTTTTTGATGTTATATTCTTATTTGAATAAATATTCATGACTTCTTCAATAAAAGTTTCATAATTTGCGTCATTTTCTAATTTTATTTTCTGATTTTTTAATTCTTCTAAAACACTCATTATAATTTGTTCAGGAGTTTTCTCTTTTTCTTCCATCTGTTTAATATCAATATTTTCTTTTTCCATTTTTATCGAATCATTCAAACATTTTTCAAAATATGAAATTAATTCTTTAACTGGACGAGCTTCTTCATTTGCAACGGGCGCTTCTTCAATTGCAACGGGTGCTTCTTCAATTGCAACGGGTGCTTCTTCATTTGCAACGGGCGCTTCTTCAATTGCAACGGGTGCTTCTTCAATTGCAACGGGTGCTTCTTCAATTGCAACGGGCGCTTCTTCAATTGCAATGGGTGCTTCTTCAATTGCAACGGGTGCTTCTTCAATTGCAACGGGCGCTTCTTCCAAAACAATTACTAATTCATCTGATTTATCCGACATTATTTAATTGAATAAATTATTTTTTTGGTTTATCCTTAGCCATAATTTTCTTTTTTGGAACTTTCTTTTTTTCTTTTTTATCCTTAGCCATAATTTTCTTTTTTTTTCCTCCTCCGGTTTGTCCCCCGATATGAGATTCTATTTTTTTAGGAGGGCGATATAAATAGCTTCTCAAAAGATTTACTTCCCTATCAGTTATAGCCTTGCTTTCAATATCTTTCAGTGTTTTTCCTTTTAAACTCTCTATCAAGAAATTCATTGAATACATTCCACATTCACTTCCTCCATATTGATGTCTCTTCTTATTATATTCATAAATATGATTACTATTTAATTGATTCAATTTTATTCCGACCATATTTATAAAATATTTTATATCCTCCGGAGGTTGACTCGCAGTGCTATCATAATATGTAATTAAACTCTTGGGAATATTTATATAAAGAGCAACCCAGTGGCTTCCACTCTGGTCGTGTCTGTCTAAATTGAAAACAACTCCTATATAATCAACCCCTTTTAATTTTAATCCTTTAATATCTAAATCAGTCAACTCACAATAGATATCTTTTGGGCAATCTACTGGAACAGGACCAAAAAAACGAAAATTATTATATTCTTTTTCATATTGAATCATAACCTCACTAATATCAGGTGTGCTTAACCACTCGTATTTATTTTTCACCCACTCTATTGGCATAGCAGGACGAAATGTCTCTTCTTTCATCTTTTTATCAGCATCTACATGGTCCAACCAACACCATTCAGTTGTGCATACAGGAAATAATGTTTTTCTAATTGATTCCCACAAAGAATTCTTCGATTTTTTCAAGCTAATACCCGCATTTTTTTTCTGATTCAATGATAACGCAATTTTTATAAGCTGGTCTTTTGAATAACATGTGTGGTCTTTCGATTTATTTGCGGGGGCGCAGTTCATTAGTTATTTAAGAGATAATTTTTTTATTTCGCTATATTATGGATGTTATAATTCCATTTGGTATAAAATATAAGAAATGCTCTAAAAAAAGTTATTCCGATTTCAAAAAAATACAATTAATCCCATATCTTGAAAAAAATCTAATAGAAAAAAACACAGAAGTCATGATGGGAATCATAGCAGAAATACATAGTTCATCTTATTACTCCGATTTACACGCATTCATAATTTCATTTTACGCTAACAATCTTTTATTAAATCTATCTATTGCTTCATTTATAGACGATAACCTCCAAAAATTCAATATGATTTCGGATACAACAAAAAAGAAATATAGAAATGACGCTCTCATAAATTCAAATGAAATCCGGAATATTTATTCATCAATTTTCATTAAATTTATAGAAGGAAAACAACAAAAGTTGAATGTTCGCCTCGAAAAAAACTGTAATAGAGAAGAAATTTATCTTCTTCATTGTAATTTAACTGAATTTCCATATGTTGAAGATGATAATCATACACAATTTTCACTTCTTATGTCTCGTGGAATCCGTGAAATCCTATTCTTCCTAAAAATGGAAATCGATATTTTAAATACGAATATTGGTCTATTTATAAATAGAAAAAACGTCGAAAAAATAGTTTATTGGTTATTATGGTTATTAAAAATAGAATCAATTGAAAAAAAATATGTCGATATGAATTATAAAATAACATCGAAATATGGATCACTAATCGGTAAAAAGATGAGCTGGATACTATTTATTTGGGATAAAATCTGGCAGAAATGTGAAAAGAATAATTATATAAATAAACCAATACTCAAATCATTAACGAACCTTTTCTATTATAAAAAAGAAGATATTAAAAATCGTGCCGGAATAGTTGCAGTCGCCATTCTAATCTCTTTATCCCCTATAAAAATAAATACAACCAGAAAAATATCGAAACTGGAAATATTCACAAGTTTAAATATGAACCAATTTTACAAAAATATAAATATTGACACAGATAATGATAAACACTATTTAGGATTATATAATGAATATCATAATAAACAGGATACAAAAGAAGTAATGAAAATGAGTCACGTTGATAATAAAATGGATTTTTTAAAAGAATATTTACCAAAAGTAAATCAAAAACTAACGAATAAGAAAAATGTCCTCGATTATTTTTCTAAGGAATAAATAGTATAATGAATAATAGTGTAGGAGAATTTGTAAGACAAAATATAACAAATCAAGGTATAAATTCTGGCTCAAAAATAGGAAAAATTATTTTTATTATTTTTTGTCTGATTGGAATTGGAATAATAATATTTTTTATTATTTATGCTTCTCAAAAATTAAAAAAAGATGAAGCGGATTCAACCGGAGGAAAAAGCGCTGAAGATAGAATAAATCTCGGATTAGAAGTATATAAAAATTACTTCAATATGAATCAACTTCCACTTCCAGAGAATGGAATATATTTAAATCAATATTATAATCAAAAAAAATATTACGGATTACGCGATTTTTTCTATGCTTCCTCTTATAAATCATATCTTCCTTGTGGTTATACAGATGATGTTGTAAGTTATAATGCGATTCGAAGTGTTATATTAAATGGTGCTCGTGTAATAAATTTAGACATTTTTCATTCTGGAATTAGTCAATATTTAGAAAATTCGAAAGTAATTGTAGGGAATGTAGTTGATGGGAAATTAACATATTTTAAGGAAACAAAAGACCAAAAACCAATTGAAAATAAACATTATTTAATTTTTGAAAACTGCTTAAAAATCGTGTATGATTTAGCATGGACGAAAGTCAATACACCATTCTTCATTTATTTAAATATGGAATTTTTACCTGACCAAAACTTCGAAAATAAAATGTTTAATATTATTCGTAAAATACTGGCACAGCGATTTCTTGATAAGTATTACGGCTTCCAACGTGTTAATTTAGGTAATATCCCTGTTGGAAAAGCTATGGATAAAGTCATCTTTATGACTAATCGGAAACCATTAGACCCTATGCTTAATGAAATTATAAACGGTGTAATGGCCCCCGCGGAATCCAATGTCATTTTACACACGATTACAAATAATACTCTTCAATACGGTGGAATAAAAACAGTCGCAGTTAGTAAGGATATTCTTTTGAACCAAACAATGTATAATTTGGTAGCAGTAATTAAAAAAAATGATACTAATCCTGAAAATGAAAAAATAATGAAAATAGACACCAAAAATTATGATACTTCATATAATTTTGAAATTGGAATATCTATGACTTTTATGAACTGGCAGAACTACGAGGCACCAAAAGAAGAACCAACTCAAACAACTACAACAACCACACCTGATAAGAAAGAAGCACCTAAAAATGATTTTATGTATGATTATTTGCTCAGATTCAAAAATGGCGGAATGATATTAAAACCAAACAATCTGATTTATATTCCAAGACCACCACCACCAGTATTAAAACCAGATCCCAAATTGGATTTCAAGCAGGTCTCTTATACTGGGTTTGGTGGTTTTCAAACAACAACCCTCTAAAAATAATAATAGAAATCTTTCGCATCCAATTTTTCTTCTAATCCAAGTATATAATGATATGTTATATGCGTTTTTTCAAATAATTCAATTATTCTCATATTAAATCCAATTGAATCGACTGTTATTCTATCAAATGACTCATTTTCTTTCATATATTGTAGTCCCATCTTACAATATTCAATTATATTTATTTTATCAAGCTCAAATATATATAATAATTCAATATGGTCTCGCGAGTGTCTCTTGAAATTCATTATTAATTTATTATCAATAAAAAGAGTTATATTTTCTTCATCATTAACGAGAGTATTTGCGAAAGTTGTATCTTTATATAAATATGGAAAGAATTTCAACGACGAAAGTGATTTATTAATTCCATCAAAATCGGGCTCCTCTATATTTTTCTTCTGGATCAACACAGTTTTTATTGAATAATTAATATTTTTTTTTAACAAATAATAATAGTTTGATGTCATATTGTATCCATGAAATGATGGAATCGGATTCATGTCAATTTTAAAAACGATGTATTTCGCATTATTTGAATTTGTATATTTAGAAATAGAATTCATTAGCGATTGAAATAAATTCTGGTTGCGATTTTTATAATGGACAACTGCGTAATCTACAAAATTGGCCTTATATTCTTCTTTTTTATAAATGATGGTGTTAATTGAATTGAAGACCCCGCCTATTAAATTATCGGGCCCACTTTTATAAATAAAAGCAGGTTTCTCCATTTTTTTAAAGTAGTTTTGAATAGTATTCTCGGTAATTGTAAAAGAAGATGGAAAGTATGATTTATATAAATTGACTACTTTATTTAGATTAATAAGATTTATTTTAGTTTCAATAATTGAACTGAATTCTTTATCAGTATAAAAATGGTCCGTTATATTAAGTTGTTTATATACTTTATACCAAAAGTGTTTTTTGAAATAGTGATTCGATATATAATACAAAAAAATTAAAATAATTAATAAATAGAAAATCATAAAAATAATAATATTATAAATATTATTATTAAACATGGCCTTAAAGAATAAATTAATCAACCATATTGATAAAATAAAAGAGATTGTTCTTGAAAATGAATTATTGAAATATGCGGTTAAATCTTTACAGAAGAAATTAGAAGAAAAGAATCATAATATCCAACAAATGAAAGTTAATTCTAACACTCGGAATATTAAAAAACAAAAACCACTGTGGTGGGACAAACAGAATAATAATGACCTGAATTTTAAAAAGTATGATAATGATAATAATAATCTGAATTTTAAAGCATCATCTCAACAAAAGAAGATTGTTCATTTTAACACTGCACCACCTCAACAATTCCAAAGACGAAACATTCGTAATTTTGTAAAGAATGTTCGGACCTCATTAGAAGCTCAGAGACAACCACCAAAACAGTCTCACCCAAAAATATTTATCATTCTTAAGCGGAAGAAATTTATCTAATCTGTTTTATTTTTATAATCTAAAATTAAAATCTTCATTTAAATAAATGAATACAGTTGTTGATTTTGTATTTGGTTCATCCAATAAAAAAAATGGTAAAACAAATTCTGTTAGCAAAAATATTCCAGAAATCGCATCCGCTAAAAAAACATTGAGCGAATTAATCAATAAAATAATTAAATTGATTGCTGAAAAGAATGAGCTCCAAGAAGAGTTGAACAAAATGAAGAAGAATAAGGAACATCGAGAGGCCCAAGAATCAAATAAGAAAGCCCAAGAAAAAAATAGCAAGAATCTTTTAGACCAAATCGTAAAATTTGACGGTTATTTATCAAATATTCACGAAAGTCTATCAAAAGAAGACACAGAAAGATTACTTACTGGTATCCAAGCTAAAATACGGAACAATAAAGCATTAAACACTCAAATCGCAAATACAATAAGACTAAACCGTAATAATTCGAATGTGAATTCAACACCTCGCGAAGAAGTTGTGGAAGAAGAAGTCAAAGAAGTATTCCAACAAAATAATTCAAGGCGCAATATTAAAAAATCACCAGAATCTCTTGAAGAATTGCTGGGAGTATCTAAAAATAATAGGGCGAATAATAGAGTAAATAATTCTGGAATAAGAATGAATAATAACAGTTCTCGCGCAAATAATGCGGGACCAAGACAGAATAACAGTTCTCGCGCAAATAATGCGGGACCAAGACAGAATAACAGTAGACTTCGCGCAAATAATGCCGGTCCAAGACAGAATAACAGCAGTTCTCTTATAGAACCACGTGTTAATAACAATGTATCAAACAGAAATAAAGCACTTAGCAAGGGTTTATCATCAATTGCTGGAATTTTCTTAAAAAATAATGAAATGGATCCGAAAACCTATAATAAACTCTCTAATTTGTCAGCATCTATTCAAACATTAGAACAATAATTACAGCTATTTTCAAAAAAACTATACTTTTTTTGAAAATAGCTGTAAATATTTTTCTATATATTATATATAAAAAATGCCAAAAATTTTAAAACGTCATTTTACAGTTGTTATCAAAAATAAAGAAAATGGTTTGTATATTTCATCTAATCCTTCTTTGGCTGCCAAAAAAGCGGTTAGCAAACTTTGCGCATCAAATAAAAAGAAAAAAGTAGAATTTCATATTCGTGAGATTACAAAAGGTTCTAAAAAGAAGACTTATGGTCCTTATATTGGATATTTAGAGCGTTGCGTATTTTAAATGCCGATTTTAAGCACAAAAAATAAAGCATCGCTTTACTCATTAAAGAGTTTCTAAATTCTAAATAATGGGCTTTCTTATGTGTATATTAAGGTAGATACACACAATCCCATCAGATGTTATTTAATCTACTACCTTGATTAAACAACAATTTCTTTCTTCTGTCTTGGTTTTCGTTGCTTTACAACTATTATCTTTTCTTTTGACTTTTGACAAAATTCTATTGGTCTTGATTGATTTTTTAAAAAATATTTCCCTAGATATAAAATATTTTTACAAGCATTCTTATCACGATTTACAAAAATACGCCGTTCGGTTTCCTCTTTTGGAGTAAGTATTTCATGTAAATGTTTTTTATGCTTATTTTTTCTTATTGATACATTTTCTAATTCTTTGAATGTTTTGTTATATAATTTACTTGTATTGTATTCATTCACTTCTAATATTTCAAATCTTTTTAATAATAATTTTTTAAATCCTATATTAGGTGTTGGTACTGTTCCTTTCATTTGACTTTTACGAGAATAATCACCATGTAATATTAATATTTTTTTACCATTTGTTTTATCTTCTTTTGTTAAAAATTTATTTTCAATTTCATTTAGTAATACTTCTTCCGATTGTTTTGTTCTTGTAAATCTTCTAAAATTTAATTTTCTAAATAAAATATTATTGTAAAATGTTTTAACATTATTATTAAGTTTATTTTTATTTGTTATAAACTTTTTATATTCATCTATTTTTAATGTTTTTGAATTAAATTTAGATAATTCAGTTTCTTTTTCAATAATTTTATGTTTTATCTTTTCCTTATTAATAATTTCATTACATCTTTTTGTATATGTTTCAAATCTTCTTCTACATGCTGTATATTTATAAAAATTACCATTTTCATCTATCATACTCAATGGTCTAATTTTTCCAGGATCGCATGATACTAATTTATAATCATTTGTTAAATATTTATTACATTCATCTTTAGTTAAACTATTAACATTTCTAATATCACAACTATCATTAATACTTTTTGGTATTTTATCACTATATACTTTATCTTTATACTTTTTTAAGATAAATAATAAACTACAACTAAATCCATCTGTTGTTATTTGATTGTAAAATACATAATCTTTATGATTAAATATACTTCTTTTTTCTAATTTTAATATTTTACTCCATACGTGTTTTTGATATTTTTTACAATGTAAAACAATTTCACTTTTACTATAATCAAAAAGTTTGGGATATTTATTGCCAATATAATCTGCAATACCTGATGTATTTAATACTATATTTTTAGGAACTATATTATTTCGTTGTGGTATTACTTGAAATATTTTTTTAGATCCATATTCTTCTATTTTTGAATTAATATAAAATGAGTATATCAAATATTTTTCAGGATGTATTTTTACATCATATGCAATAGATTTTGAAATTTTATCAGGATATAAAAATTTTTTATTTGTATTAATCCAATTATGATATTCTTCTTTTGAATCAAGTATTTTATTATTTATTAAATCTGATTTAAGATGTCTAATTTCTTCATTTAGTTCTTTATACATTAATTTTCTTTTTTCTTTATCTTTTTCAAGTTTAATTTGTTTAGTTTTTGGATCTTTAAACAAACAATTAATATATCTAAAAAGATGTTTAATAAAATGTGTTGATATATTCGTTTCTAAACAAGTTAGCATTTCATTTGCGGTTTGTTCTAAAATATGTGTTTTATTTGTATATGATAAATCTTGATTAACTAATTTAGAAAAAATATTATCATAAAATATTTTAAGTTCATCTTTAATTTCTTTATTTTTTATTTGTGTTTTTTGTTTTCCTCTATTTGTTTCACTCTTACCAATTGTTTTAAGAACATCTAAAATAAACTGTTTATTTATAGTAGGAAATTTAAGATTATTGTTAAATTTATCTAATAAATATAATCTAATAAATTGATATCCTAAAATAACAAATTGATTAATATCTATTACAACATTTTCAATAATAGGTTGTATTATATCAAAATTTTTAAGAACTGCCTTTAATGGACATTTAATAATTTTATAAATATTTTCAGGAGGTTTATCCTTAAAATTACTATTTTCTGTAAGTAATTCCATATATAATATAATTTATACTATATATCTTTAAATCGTTTTTTACGCATAAAATTAATTAATTCTAAATATTTTCTAATTTTTTAAGTTTTCTTTTTTCATATGCTTTTTTATTATATTCTTTAATTTTTTCAGGTGATACAACATTTTTATTACCTATTTTTTCTTTATATTCTTTTGATTTTTGTATAATTTCATCTCTATGATTTTCATAATATTTTTTATTTCTTGATGGTGCAGTATATTTTTTAAGATGTTCTTTAAGTTCATTTATTTTTAGTTCATATTCTTTTTGTAGTTCTTCATATTTTAATAATAAATTAGAATATAAAATTTTATAATCTTGTATAGTATCCATTATTATTACTATATTAATTTTTCTTTAATTAAATATTTAATCAAAAGCAACCTTTTCACTTTGCTTATTTTTAGATTTTTTAGATGAAATAATTTCTTCAAAACATTTATCTAAATCAACTGTTTTATTTTTTTGTTGTTCTATTTTTTGTTTTTCTAATTCTACTTCTTCTTTCATCTGTATAAGTTTTTCTTTAATAAAAACCATTTTTTCTTTTTCTTCTTTTAATTTAATTCTATCTTCTTCTAATTGTTTTTTTTCAAGTTCAATTTCTTTAATTTTTTTTTCAAGACTTGCATAATAATCCTTTTTAGTAATTTGTTCATCCATTAAAGCTTTTAATTGTAATTTTGTTTTTTCAATTTCAGAATATTCCTTGCGACATATCTCTTCAAAATCACTGCAATTTTTTTTAAAGTATTCTGGATGATCTTCTAATATTTTCTTAGATTTTAAAAAATCATATGTTGATTCAGCACAGAAGGAAGCTTGAAAATGTTTGATAGCAAATAAACAATCAGATGAAAGGTTATGATTTATTTTACTCCAACCATGTGTTCTTGCATAATGAGGCATTTCTCCAAGCAACATAAATGTTTTAAAAATATTTATTGTAAAAGATGTTGTGCCAGAACCATTATATTTAGAATAACCTATAACAAAACATTTCGTATTTGTTGTAGATAATAAATTTTCTTTTTTAAATTTTTCAAGTTCAAGATATGTTTTTGAACCTCCCATCATAAAATTACTTTGCTGATTTCCATTATATTCTTTTATTGCGTATTCTCCATCTTTATCAAACAAAACTTTCTCATGTTCTTCAAATGATTTATTATAGAATTTATCTATTTTATCAGCAATAATACTATCTACTTTTGATTTCATTATTTCCTGAAATTCTTTTAATTTTGTATCCATATAACTATCTATGGTTGTTTTTAATTCACAACTTTCAGATGCTAAAATATTTGATAAAATAATACTTGATGAAGTCATTTTTTTATATAATATGTTAAGTATTTAATATTAAAAAAATCAATTTTTTCATAATATAATATATAAATGGGTAAGCAATTTTCATCAGATTTAAAAATGAAAGCAGTTAAATATTATCATAAAGTAGATAATTATTCAAAAGTATGTAAAATTTTTGAATGTAGTGAAAGGAGTCTTAAAAGATGGGTTGAAAAATATGAAATAAATAAAACACTTGAAAGAAAGAAGAGAGAAGAAGGTTCATATAAAATAAAAAAAGAACATATTCAGTTTATTAAAGAAACACTTAAAAAAGATAATACTATAACAATGGAACAATTACATAAATTAACTATTGATAAATTTAAAAATCTTGATATTTCAAGACAATATTTGTCTGATATTATAAGAGATAATAATATAACACGAAAAAGAGCAACTTTTAAACATTTTCCAAAAACATATAGGGGAGAACCAAGAAATGAAGGTGAAGAGTTAAAAAAGTTTTTTAAAGAAATAAAAAAATATAATTTAGATGATATAATTTCTATAGATGAGACTTCAATAAGTACATCATTAAGCATTAATTATTGTAGAGAAGAATTAGGTAAAAGATGTATTATAAAAACAGATGATAATGAAGTTTTTAAGAAATATTCATTAGTTGTAGCAATAAATAATAAAAAATGTATTGACTATAAATTATATGAACAAGGAGCCGTAAATAGTATTAGATTTAATGATTTTTTATTAGAAATATGTAAAAATGTAAAAAATAAACTATTTATTTTAGATAATGGGCAAATACACAAGAAAGAAGAAACTAAAAAAATTATAAAAGATAGTGGTAATTTTTTGTTATATACAATTCCTTATCATCCACGTCTTAATGCAATAGAACAATGGTTTAATCAAGTAAAACATTATATAAAATTAGATAAACCATCAACATTTCTAAAATTAAAAGAAAGCCTAACTAGCTCAATATTAAAAATAAAAATAGATAATTATAAGAATTACTTTATTTATGCTTATAATAAAGAAATATATAAAAAAAATAGTAAAAAGTCATCAAAATATAAAAAACTAAAGATTTATAAGGAATAAAAAACGGCATTTAAAATACGCAATGCTCTAAAAAAATTGGATAAGTCAATTAAATTGAATGAATACAATATAGAATATAATCCTGTTGTAAAATTAAAAAAAGCTGAAATGAGAGGGGGGATTGGAACAATCTTTGTAAGTAAAAAAAAAGAATTTTTGCCTCATTTTGAGATTAAAGTTTATGAAACAACAAATTGTTCAGGTTCAGAAGACTTAACAAAAGTATTGAATGGTTCTAGTAATAGTAATATTGTTAATTTTAAAATATCAGAAGAAGAAAAAATATCATATAAATTATTGGAAGATATTCAAAAAACAGAAATTCCAACAGCCAAGGATACTTTGAAATATAGAAATGATGTTTTGGAATATAGAATTGCTTATTATAGAATAAAAAAAGTTAGAAATATTCATACTCTTTTTAATAATAATAACGATTATAACTTCTACCAATAAAATTCATATTTTCTATGAATTTCCTCAAATAATGTATTCAAGAATTTCTCAAACTCTTCCTCATTCATACTTTTTTATTATTTTTTAAATTACAAAATTGACTCAAAAAAGATAGAATAATACAAAAGAATAATTTTTAATTTCCATTTCCATTTCCATTTCCATTTCCATTTCCATTTCCATTTCCTTTTCCATTAGCATTAGCATTTTCATTATTATTTTCAGATAATAAACGTTGTAATAATTTATTATTCGATTTAAATTCCCTATTAGATTTAAATTGTATTGGTAGTTTAGTTTTAATTTCTAACATTTGTTTCTCTGAAAATATAGGACTTTCATTATCACCAGTTATTGTTGATTTATTAAAATATACATACGAAAATTCTGCATTAGTAAAATTTATATTAAACATAAATAATTGTTTAAATGTAGTTGAACGTATTTCTGCATTAGTAAAATTTATATTTTTTAAAATTGAATTCGTAAACGAAGCAAACGATATTTTTGCATTCGAAAAATTAACATCAGTTAAGCTTTGTTTAACTTCGTAAAACTGTTTAACCCTTTTGCAATTAAATTGTGCACTAGATAAATGTGCACTCGAAAAATTAACATCGTTAAATGTACATTCGTTAAACTCAGCCATATTTAAATCTGCACAAATAAATGTTGTATTTCTGGCAGTAATATTTGAAAATTTTGATTGTACTAATTTTGCATTATCAAAAACAAGATTTAAATGACGAATGCCCAATCTACTATTATTATTAGTCACAATCTCATTATTATTATGAGCAAAATTACCATTAAGAATTTTCTCATTAAATTCTAATTGGTCAAATACTGCGTTAAATAATTCTGCATAATTAAAAAATGAACATATTAATTTTCCCTGACTAAAACTTGAATTATTTAATTCTGAATTTTTAAATTTTGAATACTCAATATGTATTTTTTTAAATATAGAGTTATTTAATTTTGCTTTATTAAAATTACACTTAAAAATTATGGTATCAGAAATATTTGCATTAAAGAAAACACATTCGCTAAAATTACAATTTAATAATTTAACTTTTTCAAAACATATATTATTACGTTTATTATGATTATTACGATTATTACTATAATTACGCTTATTACGATTATTTGCATGTGTAAAATCACAACTCCGAATACTTGAATCTTTAAAAAAAGTATTAACAAATTGTGTACGAATAAACTTACAATCAGTAAAAATAGACTTTTCAAAACTTACATTATCTAATACACATTCTGAAAAGTCTACTTTTACTAATATAACATTATATCGTATTACAGGATCTGAATCATTCATTAAAAAAGTTGCACCTTCTAAATTTGTTTTTTTAAATATTGTACCATATAATATTGTTTTATCAAAATATGCAAATATTAAATCAGAATCAGTAAAATCTGTATAACTTAAATCAGAGCCTTCAAAATTAACATAATTAAGCTTACATTTCCTTAAATTTGCATGCCTTAAATTTACAAATTTTAAATGTGTTTCTACTAAATTACATGATTCAAAATCTGCACGAAATAAAATTGAAAGTTTAAAATCTGTTTCATGTAAACTAGCGCTAGTAAATTTTGTTCTAACAAATTTAGTACCAGATAACTTTTTATTTCCATCTAATTTCGCATTTGATAAATCAGCATTTTCAAAATCAATCTCTGATAAATCTACAACACGTAAATCAGCTCCAATAAACTTCGCATTGACAAAACTAGTATTAACTAATTTAGCATTATGTAAAATAGAATATGATAAGTCAGCATCTTTAAAATTTAAATTACGTAAAGTTGCACTACTTAAATCAGCTCCAACAAAAAATGACTTATATAAGCTTAAATTACCAAAATAAGCCCCAATTAATATTGATTTAATAAAAAAAGATTTACTTAAATTAGATTTTTCAAATATAGCTCCAGTTAAAATTGATTCATTAAAATTTGAATTACGTAAATCACATTTAATAAAATTTGCATTAGGTAATAATTTTCCCATAAAAATAGCTCCTTTTAATTTTTTTTCTATAATTTCAATTTTTTGTTTATTTGAAGATAATTTAATTATTTGATTATATATCCTTCTACTAAAATTTTTATTATTTCCCAGTTTAGTTGTAATTTGATTTAGTAAATATTCACTTATAGTTGATAGTTTATTTTTTAAATATATATCCATATTATATAATAAATATATAAATTATATTTCCATTTTTATTATACAATTTCCACTCATCTTCAATCATTATAATATCGTATAAATTGTTGGAAGATATTGAATAAATAGAAGAAACAATTAAAAAACAGGTTATCAACACTAGAATTGCTTATTATAAAAGGAACTAAGTTCTAAATAATAATAACTGATTATAATTTTGACCGATAAAATCCATATTTTCTATGAATTTCCTCAAATAATGTATTCAAGAATTTCTCAAAGTCTTCATCACTCATACTAATTATAATATTATAAAGTTTTTAAGTAGTAATTAACTGACTGACTGACTTTTATTCCAAAAATCCGACACGCCTCTTTCGCCGCCAATTGTTGCGCTTCCTTCTTCGACTTAGCCGTCCCGAAAGCAATATCTTTCCCGTAAATATCCTTAACACACGCCGTATATATTTTCTTCTTCTGGACATCATCCCCTTGCGAAATCTCCTCCACACCGACATCACCATACAACGGGAATTTCCCATCAAAATGAACCTGATAATATCTCATCAGAATATCCTTGTAATTATCATTATACATGACTAACATCGGAATATCAATCTTAGTCTCGATACAGTTAATAATGAACTTTTTAACAATATCATATTTATGTTTCTCACCAGTTTCCTCATATAATGCTCCAATAAAAGCCTCGAAGCAATCCTCCAAATGCTTTGAGTGAGACCGCCCATTACAATAATCCTCTGTATATTTGCTAATAAGGAGATGTTTTCCCATCTCCAAGAATCCCGCCAAATTTGAGAGGGCTTCCGTCTTCACGAGTTTGCTCCTAAATATCGTATAAAATCCTTCGTCCTGATTAGGGAATCTCTCCCAAATGTATATACCGACGACCGACTGAATGATTGAATCACCCAACCATTCTAATCTTTCCATTGAGTCTTCCTGAATAGGAATACACTTCTCCGGAATAACTCCGACATCTTCTTTTTCAATAACATTCTTTCCCTGTTTTCTATCACGATGAACAGTGTATGAAATATGAGTGAAAGCCCTCTGAAAATTCTTCAAGTTGAATTCTTCGATGGGTGTCGTTATATCTTCTAAAACACCGGCTTTTTGTAAGATTTTTCTTAAATCGTTATGCGTTATATAACGATTCAATGGGTTGTGTAAGCACTGATATACGGGTTGAGTATCGTCTGACATTATAAAGTTTCTAATATCTAATATTAGAAACTTTTTAAATCAATTTTTCTGATTCTGAATCAGTTAAGATTTTCGCAATCATCTCAGTTTTGGTCTGGCTTGAATGCACCGCAATTAACACAAGCGGTTCCACCATTAGTATGGCAATCAGCACACTTAACATCATTCAGAGGAGGAAGACCATTAATGGGAGATTTATACAAGTAAACACCAAGACGGGTAATTCCCTCGGTTGGGACACCCTTGGGAGAAGTGCAGTAGTCCTTTGCGGAAGTAGCCCAACCAGAAGTCGCAACAATATCACGGCTCCAAGGGTAAAGAGAAGTAGTATCGATGTTATTACGAGGATTCATAAAGAAAGCAACCCTCTCTGCGGGAGTCGCATTTCTTACGAAAGTATCATAATTTTGAAGAGGACCATTACAAGGAACTGCGTTCCAGCCATTAGCATTAAACTTGGACATTATATTTAATAAGAAGATAAAATTTTTTCAATTCGGTAATAAATAATTACATATTTTTTCCGCGAGTTTATCTCCTAAACGCCTTTCATTTATTTTGATCTGACTTAAAAATTCCAGCCGTTTCTTCATTTTCAATTCTGCGTTCGAAAGATTCTTCTTTATTTCTTCAATTAATACGACGAGCGTCGGGAACTTCTTTGCGATTTCCATCGCCATATTCCGGCTAACACCTGTAATAAGCGTGAGAACACCCAAATAGAAAGTCTCTGGATTTGAGTAATCCCCCTTTTTATTACATCCCTCTAAATAAATCTCACTCCGCGTTATCTTCAAATTCTCAAATTTATTTTCATCCACTTTTTTCTTAATATCATCAATAATTTCCGCGGTCTTTTTGGTATTATCGGTCTGGATGACGATGATGTTATCGCGCAAATTAGCATTAACAACCGCACCCCAATATGCACTATCTTTCGCATCGCCGTTCGTTTCTAAAATATATATGACCCTCTTCATCGAAATATCGGTGTCGCGCCATTCAAGCAAACGCAGTTTCTGATTTCGATAACGGCCGTCGCGTAAACTTGCGTTAAAATCGGAGATTGTTTTGCGCTCAATCATCAACTTATAAGAAGGAGAGTCAATGAATATATCTCCTAAATCCAACTGCTTTTCGATGTATTCGGATTTAATGTGGGGTTGAAGCTTTTTTTCGCGGGTGTCGATGTATAATACGGCTTTTTCTACGGTTTCTTCGCTCATATAAAATATATATCGAATACATTTTATATTCTAAATTGCGTTCATTTCCTTCCTTTACCTTTTTTTGTTTTCTTTGCTTTCTTCTGTTTCTTTGCTTTAGTTTTTTTAGCTTTTTTAGTTTTTGACTTACCGCCACCGAGTTGTTCTAATTGTTTTTGTTGCTGTTGCGGTTGCTGTTGCAGTTGATGTTCTTGTTGCGATTGATCTTTTGTTATTTTACCACTTAAATAAGATCCCATATAATCTATAAAACAAAAAAAATGATTTTTTTAATTTAAAAAAGTTAATGTAATTAAAATATATAATGGAAGCAAATTCTAAAACAAAAATTTATTTTAATATCCGTAAAACCACACTTGAAATGATTCAGGACCGCGGTTTCAAAGTCTCCGACGAAGATTTGATGATGACTTACCAAGATTTTTCCAATCGTTTAGAGGAGAATCAAATAAATATAGTTGCTCTTCATCAATTCTCAAATTCGAAAGGGATATACGTCCATCACATCTTGGAAACCAAAACTTTTAGTAAAAAGGACCTTCTAAATTTGAAGCTCTTCATGGACGAAAATTATCCGACAAAGGAGATGACAGTTATTATTATCACACAAGACAAGCCCACCCCCCAAATCGCGAAGGAGCTCCTCAATGATGAATTCAAGCTATATGAGGTCTTCCTTACAAAGATGCTTATGTTCAATATTACGCATCACGAGCTCGTTCCGAAGCACGTTGTATTAACTGAAGAGGAAGCCAAGAAAGTCATCGACGATTTTGACGCCACGAAGAGCCAACTACCAAAGTTGCTACCGACCGACCCCGTAGCCAAGTATTATGGGATGAAGACCGGAACCATCTGTAAGATTGTTCGCAACAGCCAGATGACAGGAGAGAGCATTTATTACCGAATCGTAAAATAAAAATATTCCTAAAATTATGAAAGACAATCTACAATTTAACATAAACGAACCCCATGATTTATCTTCATTTTCTTATAATACAACGAATCAGCAACACACACCCCTCGCGTATGATACAATAGAGAGCACACCAGCTTCCGGAAATTACCCCCGTAAGCGCTCAAAACACGTCGTCCTCTCTCCATCCCCGAGAAGTCAGCTCTTCGAGGACCCAATTACGAATACATATGACGGGGATACGAAACCCTATTATAAGACGATTTTAGACAACGCCAATTATGTCCGTGGGAATCAGTTTAGTGATAAATATCCTTTTAAGAAAGAAAAGAAACGAATGGAACGAATCGCAACCCGTTCTGATTCTTCTTCACCACCAATTGATTATTTAGGAAATGATGCAAATATTGTTATGATAAATGATGACCCATTTTATCCTTATCCGAGCCAAGGATTGCTCGAAAATAAGAATTATTGGGCCTATCCACATGAAAAAAAATATATCAACGATAAGCCAGTCTATAATTATGAGCATGGCCTACCGGAAGGAACCTCTAATCGGATTGCGGGATATAAATCATTTAATCCTTATTTATTAGAGGGGTTTTCAAATAAGAACACTTGTTCAAGAAATAACACATTTATGATTGGTATATTTTTAGCGTTGTTTTTAATGTTGTTATATGGAGCTACTTATTATGTTAGAAGAAAGTAATTCAGAAGTTATTCATAAGTAAATAAAAACTAAAAATATTTTTTTCTACTAAATTTTATGAAGGATTTATTAGAAAATTTCACACCAGTCGCTCCGACACAAGATTTAAATTATATAAAGAATGAAATATTGAATACGAAGTCTATTATTAATGAAACGTCGGACCAGATTGAAAAGAAGGCGGACTCTTTAGAAGAGAAACAGAAACAGGTTTATGGACAGACGAAAGAGATTGAGGATAAGATGAGACTTTTAGAGACACGTAATAAGATGTTAGAACTCTCAATTGACCGCAATCTTTATAAGAAGAAGGTTATCTATTCTTTATTTTCAGTTATATTAGCATTCGTTATTATTATGATATGTTTTTACGCCTTTTTCAACAAAAAATTAAATATTGGAGAATAATATATGAACCCAACAAAAAATAGGATAGTTAATTTTAACAGCAGTATTGATTTAGCAAAAAAACATGAGACGAATTTGAAAAATGAGGCACTCAACATGCAATTGAAAATAATGGGGCAAAATCTTAACTTAAATGAGCGCGTAAGTGATTTATATAATCTTAAAAGTTTAATTAAGAAGAATCAATTAATAATAGATGAAAAGAGAAATTTATTGAATACGCGGGATATCCAGTTGGAGAATACAATAAATAAGACAATATTTAACAAGAAAGTGTTGTATGTGTTTATTTGTATAATGATTGCGCTAATAATTGTTATCCTCTTAGTCTATTCATTCACAAAAAAATAATAATTAATTAAATTCTTATATTATTTTATAATATAAAAATATATAATGTCAAATCAAAAACAAGATATGAATCCGAGTTGTCCATATTGGGCGAATATAGGAGAATGTAATAGAAATCCAGATTGGATGTTGTTGAATTGTATACCATCTTGTGAAAAAAAGAGATATAATGATATGACGCCAAATCAAAGAGCCTACTTTGATATGGATAATATTGTAAATAATATTTCATCCGTTTATAATGGAAAACCACTTGCGCCACAAGTTAGAAAAACAGAAGCACAACAACGTTCTCAAATAAATTCCTATCAACAATTAAAAGATACAAGTCAGATTGAACGTTTATATAATTTGAAAAAAATGTTAGATTTAGGAAAATCCGTAGATAAAATAAATGATGGAATATTAGATGAGACAATTAAAGTATATGATGAAGATGCGATTGATAACGTAAAAACTTTAAATGAACTGAATCGAGAAATAATGACAAAGAGCGAAGTTATTTCATTGAATGACAATGTTTTACACAAGAGGAATCAAATAATTTCAATTATGAAAGCAATTATTCTTTATTTATTCCTTATGATTCTTCCAGTTATATTAATGAGTTTAGGAAATATTTCACTTCTATTTGGACTTATATTTATTGGTGTTTGCGGAATAATCACAGCTATTGTTATAATTGTCCGATATGTTAAAGAGGCCAACGATTTTGCGCGAAAATTTCCAGCGGAACTTCGAGATGAAGTATTAAGTGTAGTAAAAGATACCGCAAAATTACTTCAAATAGATAAACACAAATGCATCAGTAAAAAGAAATTACCAAAACCTTATCCAAACTCAGACTTAAACAAAAAACCCGTTAATGATTCAACAAATACTGATGAATACAGAAAAAATGGGAATGAAGTTTATCTAGATAATAGTATTAATGTTTGGAAACAAGGAGATGTTCCAGAAATTGGAGCGACTCTTAAAGGATATAATAGCTTAAATACAAAGAAAGATAAAGCAACACCTGAACCATATTATTCTGGTCAGAAAAATCCGAAAGTTTACACATGTGTGTGGAATGGGGACCCGAGTAAATTGACATCAATGAATAAGGGCACTAAATTTTCTACAACAATTCCATGTGAATTCTATCCAGGATTCATATCTGAATAATTATAAATAACCACATATAAAATTATAAAATTATTTTTATATGTTAATGTATATGTCATCAAGTTCACAAGCATTAAGTAAACCAGAAACAATAATTAGTAATAATAATATATTTGAAAAAGAAATTAGTAAAACAGGAAATAATTATGATACAACTTGTTTAGATTTAGCATTAAAAAAAATATCAATTAATACATACCTTAATGAATTGGGTAAATATAATTTAGTAAATTTTGAAAATATTTATACACCAGCAAAAACAAATTATTATACATATACCGATTATTCTCAACCTTGTCCAGATGGTTGGACAAATCAAGATGGTCAATGTATGAACTGGTGGAATTATAATGGGCCATGTAATTCAGGTAAATGGACAAGTGGGACAAGAAATTGTAGGTGGGTTTATGTAAGTCAAACATGTAATTCATGGAATTGGCAATGGGTAGATATTGGTAGACCTTGGTGGCGATGGTGGGGAGATGACGATGGATACTGGACACAAAATTACTATAATTATGAATGTGGTTCAAATAATTGGCAGTGTGATCAATATACTTATCAACTTTCAGGTTCAACCTTTCAAAATTATAATGATAATGATAAAAAAAACTGGGCGCAAAGTTGTCAAGCTGACTGGCCACAAGCAACTGGAAGTTATATAACTCCAGCTTTTTATACTTGTAATTTAAAACAATCTATGGAAAATTCAGTTCAACGTATAGGAACAATTCCAATATCGGAAAATCCATCATTATTTGCAGTTATTTATATATTTCAAAATAATATTTTACCAAATCAGGATTCCTATTTTGCTTATTATTCTGATGGTAACAATTACAACATCTTTTTATCAAGCACATCCGACCCATCTATATTTACAATTCAGGGAAAATATGACGAGAATCAATCATCTATATGTCAAGGAGTAAATAGTAATTTTAGAAATTTTCCTGTTACAGTGATTAAATTAAGTTCAGCTATTTATAAAGATGGTAATTTTTCAACTTGCGCTTCAACAAATAATTCTATTAATAATATAAATATAATGAGTAATCAAAGTCAGCAATCTCAATTTAGTCAAGACATTAAGAATGTAAATGAAAAATTCACTAATTATGAACAGAATAAATATAATACATCAACAACATCTGTTCAAAAAAATCTCAATGAAATAATTAAAAATTTAACTAATAATTATAATCAGAAGGCGCAAATATATAATTCAACCGCCACAGCAATTAAGAATCACGATTTTATTTTATCAAAAAGGAATAAACTACTTAATAAACAGTCGGAAGATCTTCTTAAAATTCAGGACAATATTATTCTTAAAACTCGAGAGATTGAGTTGAATAATGAAACAACCAATAAACAATTGTTTATTAAGCGGGTCATGCAAGGCTCATTTGTATTATTACCTCTTATTATAATCGTATTAATTTTGATGTATTATCAAGCAATTGGACCATATATATCACTTGGAATAATCGGTTTGCTTATAATCGGTTATATTATATATGTTGTCGTTATTAATAACAAAATGAAAATACGACAGTTTTTGAAACCAGTAATGGGAAGTATTCAACAGTATGAGAATGTCGCGCGACAAGTATATAATGATATTGTCCCTCCTGTATGTAAAGGCGAAGAAGCCGAAGAAGAAAATAATGGAAATAATAAAGGTCAGTTAAATCTATCAATATTGAATTCAAATGGACCATTTTATTATTACGATGGGTCAGCCCCTCCTGAGCAAATATATCCGATACCGATTGGAAGTATCCAATTTGATACAGGAGATGGAATTGTCATTTTTCCAGAAGAACTCGGTATGTCATTAGATAACCTTAATAATATTATGCTTTATATATTCTTTATATCATGGATCGGACTAATGATGAAGAATGGAATCAACTTAAATGATCCAAAATTTTTTAAGAAACTAAACATAACAGATTTAGAGGACTCACCAACAACATATAATCTCCCACTCTGGGAAAACGTCGGGCTTCCATTATCTGTGGACTTCGAAGATAATATTAAAGTTAAGTGCTCCAAATATAATGATATTCGCTCAAAGAGTGGTAAAAACGCATCAATATTTTTAGTAGATACATGGAATTTCTTTATAGGTAATAAAATCCCAAATGATGTTTATGAAAAATGGTTAAAAAGAATAAATTCAGTAATACTACGAAATGGAAATCTTCAAAAAGTATATATTGAATTTTATCAATTTGTAATTGGCTCAAAACAGTTTAAAGAAAAATACCCTTCTCCAAATGGAGTAATGAATTTTATTCAGACAAAATTTACAGAGTTTCTCAATTTCCTCTCGCAAAATATTAAACTTGCGGAGAAACCATCATTCGATCTCAATTTCAATCTATAATAAAAAATCAATAAAATATATTATATATAATATATATAATACAACATGGCAAATAATTATTATATTGGAACAATAAACCCGAACAATTTAGCAAGTCTGGGATTTAATACAAATTTCGGTAGAATTTCATTAAAAACAGTATTCGATTACGCAAATATATATAATAGTAGTTGGAGGGGGTATAATTTCAATTATATTGCTTTTTTACCAGATAATCCATCTAATAATTCATTATATTCTATTGGACAATCTTACGTAGGAAATTCAACATATAATCCATTAACCGATGACGTCGGAAATATGATTGGGGCTTATAGAGTATATCGGGTTGATTCATGTGTTGAAGAATCCTGTATAAAAAGTCGCTCAAAAAGCGTATTAAGAGACGCAATTTTACAACAAAAGAATACATTAGAATCGAGCAAATCAAATATAGATAAATTAGAGATCCGATTAACAGCGATTGATGAAAATATTGATGAATCAGTTGCTTCAACAAAATATACCGAAAATAAGCAAAGAAGAAAGAGAGAACAAATGTCCAAGCAACAACAAGAACAATTAGCTCAATATGAAGACCTCCTCAATAATATTCGACTCTCTCATAAAAGCTCGAAACAACTTCTTTCAGATAAGAACCGTCTCATTGCCACAACGAGCTCCAATATTCAAACATCCACCGATAAATTAGAGGACCTCAATAATAAAATAAATGAGGCGAACCAAGAGATCGCTAAAAATAATTCTGATTTTGAGAAAAAAAATAATATAATTACAACATTACGTGCAATGATTACAATATTTTTCATCCTACTTTTAATAATGATTATTTATTATGGGGCTATATACACACGGGACTCCTATCCAGAAACATATAATTCCATCGCAAATACAATTAACAACTCATTATCAGGATTTTCATCTTTTAATGCGAACTATTAGGTCGCCTCTTCTTCATCATTGTCGTATTCATTATTCTTAATGAATCCAATTAAATGCGTAGCCGAGCAATTCCTCTTACCATATTTCTTCTCGAAATGCTTCTTCATCTCATTCTTCACCGGAAATTTGTAGGAATTCATATTCTGTTGAAACCATGCCTTGAAATTATCATGAATTTCCTGAAAACTGATTTTGTCCGTTTTCTTATCAGTCCGAATTAAAAATTTATCAATGAAATCAACATACATATCCATATCCTTCTGATATTCCGTAGTGAATATCTCGACATCCCGAGGAATCTGTAATCCATACGGCTTATACTCCGTAAAATAATAATGGACCATTATTGACATAAAAGTCTCCCTCCATTTCGGTAATTTCTCGCTCAACTGCTTATCTCGCGCGAACTCATTCTCTTCCACAGGATTATCCACGAAACTGCTCAAATATTGGAGAACTTTTATACGGCGCCACGTTCCCCTATCATCCGACGGAACTTTGGGCATGTCATTACAAAAAAGAACAAGCTTAAATTGTGGCTTGAACTCCTGAAAATTGGACCATAAACCACGCCCCTTAATTATATCACCACCCGTATATTCCTTCATTAGACCGATATTAATGTTCTCATTCTCACTCGGCTCTTCCATATAAGCATAGCGCTTCCCCTTGCTCTCGACAATCTCCGGACTGACCGAATTACTGGCACCCCTCTTTTGCGTGAAAAGAGTAATCGGAAACTTAATCGCGTAATTTCCCAGCGCGCCCACGAGCAATTCATTCAACTTCGACTTTCCATTACCACCGGACCCCGTCCAAAAGTGGAAAGACTCGTCCGCATTATGGCCCTCCAAGAGCGACGAAATGAATGTAAGCATATACTTTCGCAATTCCGGCTTTGGTTGTATCTTCCGAAGAAAATCATTAATATCATCCAAATATTCCATATCTTCACTGTATTTAACGTAATTCACATTACAGCGCAGAGATATATAATCGCTCGGAAATCCATCACGGAAGTTTCCTGTGGTCAGGTCAAGAACCCCATTCTTAAATCCAATGAGATAATGATTTTCATCCAACTTGTCAAGAAATACCTTATCATAGAAAATACCCTTACACTCCTTCATAACATTATCAATGAATGATGTCGTCTTCAACTTGTTAGTTATCTCGATTACAAGATTAATCCGGTTCTCAATGACTTTTATCTTCTGCGTTATCTCAAACTTCTTCTTCTTGTCCATTTCATTTAACACATCCTCTTCTAACCGCTCAATATTCTTATTATACTGAACGACTAACTTTAAATACTCATTTACCAACTCATTGCTTATTTTCATACGCAACTGAATCCCACATTCATCCTCCTCCCAAACATGATTCTCGAATCGATACCACTTCTGCGTCCGCACAGAAATACAGGCCCACTCATTCTTATACAGCTTATACAAAACTCGTGCAATATCTACGTTTGTCCCCGAAATGGACCCCTCCACTATTCTCATCAACCGATTATTCTTGAACTCCGCAAATTTATCGGGACTATCATTCTTCGCCCACCAATATAAGCTCCCGATATTTATTCCACCAGTGTCCCGCATACCAATCTTACTCCAAAACTTCTGACAACAGCCCGGCTCATATTTCGAGCTCTTCTGACTAAAATCATCAAATATGTTCAACAAGTCATCATTTGATGGATCAATGGAATGAAGGGCGAAAGCCAAATCGCGCCATTCACTGTATTCATCAGCCCTTCTCGGGTTCAACATCATAACCAGCTCACAAATTTCCTGAATGTCATAGTTCATATCAGCAGTGTCGCGCTTACGGCTCTGCTTTCGAACAATATCTTTTATTTCATAATTTTCAATCTCTGCAACCTTCGACTCTCGAACAACCGCCAAACTTCCCTTATTCCGAATACTCAGGAATTTTGGCAATTCATACTCATTATAATTAGTCTTATTAATAATCTCTAACGATTGATTAATAACATATGTAAGCTCATATCTCGCCACATTTTCTTTTGTGCTTCCATACATATACCACCCTACTTGGTCAATGACCAGCTTATCAATTGCATCATAAATTGTATTATCAGTAGGAATCGTTTTAAACAACCCAATTTCTTCTAATTCCTTGATTACATTTTCGCGAATAATCTTTTGGACAGCAGGAGAACTGACTACGTGAGGGAACATTAAATGAATTCCATCCTTCATAATCGCGGAATCTATACCGTTCGTCTTGTGTTTATACAAATATGGAGAAGGTCTTTCAAAAACGAAACATAAAACATTCGGATTTTCAAAATATTCGATTATATTCTTCTGATAAACTTCGCAGACTTTTTTTATAAAATCGATGGAATACTGGCGCGTTTTTAAGTCAATATTGAATCGCAGATCGATATCAATAATAAATGGCCCATTATCAGTGTGTTGCTCAATAAGATGAATATCACAATTATTCGACATCATTTGCTTGTATAATTCATAAAATTCTTTCTCATTACTTTCATCAACTAAAAACTTTCCGGAGTGCTTGGATATACCAGTGTGTGATGGTTTGACGAGTGTCCCATTTTTTATTCGAGATTTATTGAGAAAATTTATGAACTGTTGTTCGATTATATTTTTATTTTTCTTGTCTAAATTAAGAGAGTTCTCCATGATGTAATAATACAAAATTCTTTTAATTTATTTTACATGAAAAATTGAAATTATAAATTAAATAAATTTTAATTATATAAATAAAATGGACAACAATGGAAAACAAACAAAAAAACCTGCGATACCAATGCGTTCTAGACGCATTATGGGAGATTTGAAAGAATTATTAAAAGATCCACTTTACGAAGTTTTTATTCATTTTGATGAGTCTGATATTAATCAGATGATTGTAATGATTCGCGGTCAAGAGGGCCCATACGAATTCTGTCAGTTTTTATTTCATATTCGTTTTTCAGATGATTATCCGATGAGCCCGCCAGTTGTTAAATTCTGTTCAAGTGATGGTAGAACTCGACTGAATCCCAATTTATATATTGAAGGGAAAGTGTGTTTATCAATCCTCGGGACATGGCAGGGAGACCCTTGGACATCAGTTATGACAATTAAGACAGTCATTTTATCAATTATGGCTCTTGTTATGACTCGGGAACCATTGAGGAACGAACCCGGATTGGAATCATCTCCGGCCGATAAAATAGAAACATACAATCAGATCGTTGAATACGCGTCATTACATATTTTGTTGAATCAAATTAATTATCCATCTGAGATGTTCACTCCCCTTTTGAAGAATATGAAAACACAATTTATTAAAGATTACCATGCTCTCATTGACAAAGTTGATAGACTAATTCGGTCTGAACATAATCAGAAAACTGTAAAAATAAGTTATCACTCACAGACGGCGACACTGGATTATGATTCATTAAAGAATAATATCCAGAATCTTTATGGAATTGTGTCATTGGAGTCTTTGTCTTTGGAATAAAAAATGATTTAAAAAAAATCTAATAACTATTATAATATAAAATGAAATTCTGTCCAGAGTGCGAAAGTTTATTACATTACCGTGAAAAAGACGGAAAATTGGTTCATAAATGTAATGGTTGTAATTACATTTCAGAAACAAATGAAACCCTCATTTCTCAAAATTCGTATTTGAGCAATAACAATCCAACGTTCGGTAATAAGAAAAATTTCATATATGATATGACATTACCAAGAACTACGAAATATGTATGTCCGAATGATGATTGTATTACTCATGCAAACCCAAAGAAAAAGGAGGCCATATTCTTTAATGAAGGCGACAGCCTGAAAAGTATTTACATTTGTAAGGAGTGTAATACTGAATGGAAATATTAGGAACTCTTTACGCAAAAATTGAAATATTATGATTTAAAAATATCTAACAATTAAATAATATGGAAGCCAATAATACAAATAACGAGTCATCTCCATATTTAGAGTCAAATAATTCAAATTCGAATAATAATTCGAATCAAATCAATGATTTAATTGAAGAGTTCGACGACCTTAAAGCAACATATCAGTCAATGTTATCCCGTCGCGACCGAAAAACGATTCCGATTCTTTCAAAGTATGAAAGGACCCGCGTTGTTGGAGAAAGGGCAATCCAAATTTCAATGGGGGCGCCTCCTCTTGTGGAAGTTGGAAATTTGGAAAATCCAGTTGATATCGCGGAAAAAGAACTGCGAGAGAAGAAGATTCCGTATATTATTAAGCGGGTTTTACCTAATGGATTGATTGAACTTTGGAGTGTTGATGAATTGCGGATTGATTGATTCAGATTTTATTCAATTAAAATAATATAATAATTTTATAAACTTATAGATATTTTATTTATATTATTTTACTTTCATTAAAAGTAAAATATTTTATTTTTATTTTTTATAAAACAACACAACTAAAACTGCAATTTAAGCAGGAGCAGTGAAGTGGCGAGAAAGAGCCTTCATAAGAGTGTTATAGAAGCAGTTCTCCTCCTGAACGACCTTACCCTTCTTATCCTTGACGGAGCAAAGCTCGGGGAAGAGGCTTTGAAGAGTAGTGTCCATATTAATCTTGCGCTTGTTAGTCGCGTCTTGAAGCTTGTGGCTACGGATGTATGAAGTAACCAATTTGAGGGCCTGCTTTCTTGAAACAAGGAGGTGGTCGCTGTCATAAGTCAGGTTCTCAACAATGGGGGCATTGTCGTTGTCAGTTAGGTCCTTGTGGGCCTCAAAGAAGCTCTTCATCTCAGCGGTATAAACGGGCTTCAACTGTTGAAGGCCCTTGTTTCCGTTGGATGCGCGGGTAGAACCACGCTTTCCCTTCTTCTCAAGACGCTTAACATCGCGCTCGAGCTTCTTAATGTTGGAGAGAGTAGAACGGGCCTTCTTAATGAGGGCTTGGAGAGTGTTCTGGCAAGAATGGGCCATCTCCAAAAGAGCAAGGGTCTCCGCTTGAAGGGGAGAAACTTCACTGGCATCAACTGCGGTCTCGGTGGGGGCCTCGACTGGGGCGGGGGCCTCAACAGCGGGAGCAGGAGCAGGGGTGGGGGAAACCTCAGCGACGACCTCGGTTTGGGAGGCGTCTTTCTTGGAGGTCTTGGATGAAGATACAGATTTCTTAGATACAGAAGCGGTTCCACTGGGCATCTCTTATAACATAGAATACACAAAAAAAGCGGTTTTTTTACGAGCGGATGAATTAATTAACAGAAAATTGCGTCCTAAATAATTGAAAAAATAAAAATAAAAAAATTGAAAGATTAAAATATAAATTTTTAGATGTTTAAACATTCAAATTAAAATGTCAGCAATTCAAAGAAAGTCAGCAACAAAGAAACAAGAACAATCTGATTCAGAAGTTCAGGAAATAGAGATTCCTCTTCCTCAACCTAAGAAAAAAGGTTCTTCTAAACAGGAACCCGTTCAGGTTGTGGTCGATGATGATTCTACTCCATCGGAAACAAAGCCCTCTAAAAAGGAAAAAGGTTCTTCTAAACAGAAGGATGCTACTCCGGCAGTAGTAGATGATGATTCTACTCCATCGGAAACAAAGCCCTCTAAAAAGGGCAAAAAATCCGCTCCTAAATCAGATCAAGAAGTTGAATCAAATGAAGTTGAACCAGCTCCTGAACCAGCTCCTGAACCAGCTCCTAAAAAGGGTAAGGGAAAGAAAGTTGAATCTGAAGATGAAGATGAATGCGAAGTTGTCGAGAAATCGAAAAAACAACCTCCTAAATCTTTGGGAGAACAGATTACCGAATCAGTTGAAACATTGGCGAATCAATCAGAAAAATTTAAGGTTTTGATTGAATTGAAAGAAGCTCTTCATAAGCATAGCACTACTTTAATTTCATTGAGAAAGAAGGAATTAAAGAAACAGAAAGAGGATGAATCCGAAGACGCAAATCTTCAATTCTTGGAGAAACAAAAAGACAGTCTGAAAGATGAAATCGCAATATTGAAATCATCAATTCGCGAGTTGGCTTCGGTTTCAAAGGTCATCGAGAAAGCTACTAAACAGCTTGACTCGAAGAAAAAAGACCCTTCTAAACCAAAGAAGACCAGAGCTCCCATTTTTGTAGCAGTTTCAACTGATTCAATGAATCAATTCATTCAACAAAATCTGACCCTGAAAACCAATGACGGAAATAAAATCTTCGAACAAACACCTGAGACAAATCCAGATGGTCGTTTCTTAGTTGAAAGAACACAGCTTATGCAGTTAATTCATGCGTATATCCGTGAGAAATCACTAAGAAAAGACGGTTTCATTGAACTTGATGCTCAGTTGAAACCATTGTTCCATACTTATTTGGAAGGCGATTTTTCAAGGAAGGTTGATAGCAAATCAGTTATCTGTATTCTCAGCCACCACCTCGAAAAGAAGGCCTAAAAAGAATTTTTAGTTTTAATTTTGGATAAAAATAAAAAATAATTATTTATAAAAACATTTACCGATTGAGTTCCTTAATCATCTCATCTATTCTACTTATACTCTTTTCCTCATAATTTTTTAATAAATCCTTAATATTTGTCGTCTTCGAAAAATGATATAAGTCATACTTCGAAATCTTAAAATTCATGTGATGGAACGTCTTAAATACTTTTTGTATATCTTTTATATTCACAAAATCTTTCAGGTCAAATTTCTCTCGGTCGCTATCAACTCCAATCATTTCAAAGTCATATACATAAACATCACTAATCTGTTTCTTGTCTAAATTCTTGATTGAGCAAACAGTCGGAACCTTCCCTTTTATTGTATAAGAATCAATGTATTTCAATTGACATGACCTCGGTAATAAAAGCTCATACTCCGAAATCAAATAAACTGGATGATTATTCATATTTTGACCCATATCCTTCCTTCTCTGTCTTAACATCGAAAATACAGTCAACTCACTGTCTAAATATAACACTTTTGAATTTTTTGGAATCTTAATCCGGAATAAGCAACATTTTGCCATTTTGGTCTCAACAAAATGGGAATCCAAAAATTCGAGAGCCTGATCGTTCAATAAAGAGGTCGATAAATAATTCTCAAAAGAGAAGACGTCTCCTTTCTTCAATTTCCTTAACTTATTCAACATGTTCTCTTCTAATTGCTGGTCCTTGAAATCGATTCCACGATACACATAATACTCTTCTGTTGTTTTAGGACATTTCTTGAAGATTTCATCCAATTCAATAATACTTTTTATAATTCGGTAAAAAGTGTAAAAGATATTATTCACAAACTCAGATTTCAACGTTGTTAGATCAATAGTTTTCCGATTCTTGAATATGGCGTCAATAATTGAAAAAAGCGACTTATCATAATTTATAAAAAAATTCTCACGATCATACAAAAAGGTGTTAATCATTTTGTATCCGTTCAACTTATAATCTTGTAAAATATATAAACCATATCGCCCGATTTTATTGTAAAACTTATCATATATTTTCTTCAACTTAATAGACTTCCAATAAATGGCCTGTTTATACTCTTCAATCAAATCCGTTATTTCAATAATCGATTTAGTATTAATCATTATTTTATAAAAGAAATTTATAAATTAATTATATAAGGTTTATTCTAACTTTTATCCTAAAAATCTTGATTTTTACAAATCATAAAATAATTGAATTATTTCGATTGTTTTTGATGTCATATTATCTGGATGTATCCAATAAATTATCTGTTCTTTTAATGAGTTTAATCTTTCTTCCCATTCAGTTTTTTTTGTTTTTTTAACAACGCATAATCCTTTTTTGTTTTGACCCCAACACGAAGATATAATTGTTTTATTTTTTTCATATTCGTCAGGATTGAATCTAATAAATACGATAGGTCGATGTCCTACATCTTGCGACAATTCCATGATGCGTTTGTTTTCACAACTACAATCATAATCAATGTGCTGGTTTTCATCTACTTCTACAATAATAACTTGATACCCTAAATCCAGTAATAAATCTGGTCGGCGTTTGGAACAACCACCATTTACTATTTTGTCTGATATCCAGTCCAAACTTGGAAACATTGTTTTTACAAATTCAACCACCGAATATTCTTTTGTTTTATAATTACGTGATACTGGTTTGTCGGGAAAGAGGTTCATATAACAAAAGAGGCAATATCCGTCATATTTTTCTTGAACTCGTGTTAAACACCATCCGTTTTTACAAGTTTTATTTTTCACATCAACCATGCCTTCATTTTTATGTTGAGAACAATATAACGATTTTGTCTGACCTTCTACATTATAGATTGCTCGAGTTTTACACCCGTCGTAAA